TGGACCATGCGATACTATCGAAGTATTTGTGGGTGGAAAACGATTGAGAAAAAATCCTATAGATTTATACAATTCAGAATTGTCTGCAAGTAGTCCTGCAGGCGATGAGCATATCGAAGCAGAGTTTAGTGTAGATGGATCTACAGCATTTGTGAGATTAACCGAAACAGTGCCTGCAGGAACCAAGATAACAGTGGTTCGTAAAACAGGTAGAATTTGGTATGACAAAGGCGAAACTACTGCAAGTACAGGAATATCTCTGCTATACAATGATACTCCAATCGCAAAATTCATCGATGCGGGTAGCACTGAATTGCCCGAATAAATACTACTATGAACAAATCATCAGAGCCAAATATGATAGAAAATCAGCCCGAAAATCAACAAAAATATGAAAAACCCAACGAATCTGGGGGTTTTCATTTCGAAGGACACATCAAAATATTTGATCCGGAAAACGGAGAAGTCCTAATAGATAAAAGAAATGCCATCCACTACGAAAATATGAGTGTGGCCATGGTCAATGCTTTGAGCAATCAAGGACAGGGAACCATATATGAAATGGTTTTTGGTAATGGTGGAACCACAGTAGATCCCACAGGGTTGATCACATATCTAACAACTAATACTGTAGGTATCAATACTAGTTTGTATAATCAAACATACAATAAAGTAGTTGATCAAAATTCTGCTAATAACACAGATCCTGTGAGAAACAAGATGGAAATACGTCATATTAGCGGTGCTACTTACAGCGACATTATTGTAAGTTGTATCCTTGATTACTCTGAACCAGATGGTCAGCAGGCTTTTGATAATTCTGTAGACATGAGCGGAAATTTTGTATTTGATGAATTAGGTTTGCGCAGTTATAACCCAGACGGAACAGGAAAACTTCTAACACATGTTATATTTCATCCTGTGCAAAAATCATTGAACAGACTTTTACAAATCGATTACACGATTAGAATACAGAGTCTAACCAGTTTCGTTGAGGTGTAATAGATGCCATATATTGTAAATTTTACAGATAAAGACAATAAACTGCCAATAACAGTTTATGATAATACATCTAGCAACGATACTAGTTTAACATTTCCTGGAAGAAACGTTACAGGATACGGACAGATTATTGCTGAAAACTTTTTGGCCATACTAGAAAATTTTGCCAAAGATACTGCACCAGTAAACCCAATCGAAGGCCAATTATGGTATGACACAGGGACTGCTAGATTAAAAATATGGGATAGCACTTTATGGAAAAGTGCGTCTAGTATCCAGACTAGCAGTGTTGAACCTCCAACTGAAGAAAGTAAAGTAGGTGAGTTGTGGGTTGATACAGTTAATCAACAGGTATATGTTTATTCTGGTACACGATGGATTTTAGTAGGTCCTACATTTTCTACAGGTTTACGTAGCGGTCCACTAGTTGAATCTATAATAGACTCCGACAACATCACTAGGGTTGTATTAACCTTATACATTGAAGATGTGCCAGTGGTTATTATTAGTAGAGATAAATTTACTCCTAAAATTTCTATTTCTGGTTTTACAATTATTAACTCGGGATTCAATATTACTTCAAATGATGTAAGTGAAATTGCTGCCGAAACTAAAATATGGGGTACTGCTACATCTGCAGAATCCTTAATTATTAATGATGTTGAAATTCCTGCTTCTCGATTTATGAGAACAGATATAACAAACACTTCAGATTTTCCTATAAACATTAGAAATAACAGTGGTGTTTTGATTGGAGTCAATAGTAATTTCAGTATCAGCACTTCTGAAACCTCTGCAAAAATTTATAATAGTTCTGTAGGATCTAGTATAGATTTACAAATTAACAGAGAAGGGGCACCAACTACTGTATTAAGAGTTTTTGATAACAAGATAGGTATAAACGTTGCTGCCCCGGAAGAGTCTTTAGATGTTGACGGAAATATTAGAACTAACGGAAGTTTAATATTAACCGGTACAGCATCTAGTACTAATTTTAATAATGGTACGTTTAGAACTGCAGGCGGTGCAGCAATTTCTAAAAATCTATTAGTCGGCGAAGGTATAATAGTAAATGGCACAGCCAATTTTGAAAACACTCAGCCGCAGACTACAGATACCTATGACTCCGGTAGTGTTACAAAGAGATGGAAAACAGTTAGAACTAAAACACTTGTAGCAGAAAATATTGAAGGTGTTTTAGTAGGTAACATTGTAGGTAATGCAACTACAGCAACCAATTTAAAATTTCCTACTACATTTAGAATTGAAGGAGATATTACATCTCCTAACGTATCGTTTGACGGACAGGTTGGCGGTCTAACTAAAACTTTCAACACCACACTGACTGCAACATTGATTAGTAGTAAAAATGAACCAGTTCCTAATACCAGCAAGCCCGATGACTATGTTTTAGTATTCAGAGGCGGTACTGGTCTATTAAAAGAAACCAGAGATGTATTCATTGGAGATTTAGGAGTACCAGTCGGAGGTATTATACCTTTTGCAGGCGCTTTTGCTCCGTATGGTTATTTGCTTTGTGATGGTAGCGAAGTTGAAAAAACCAAATATAGTTTATTGTTTGACGTTATAGGTAATACTTACAACGGAGCATTACCCTTAGTGGGTGTAGGTACATATCGTTTACCTGATCTGCGAGGCAGATTCCCCCTAGGTAAAGATAATATGGATAACGGAATAACAGTGCCAAATACCACAGGTGGATATATTGATGCAGGTGGCGGAAATATTGACAGAGTTTCTGGTACTGCGCCTGATAACCTAGGCGACGGTGGCGGTCAATCTACTAATAATTTAACAGTGTCTAATCTTCCTGATCATGAACACAACATGAAAGGTTCTACAGGCCAGCAATATTATGCTTCTAGACTGGACACAGCCATTCCTTTAGATACAGGATCTTTTTCTGATAAAGGACCTACATCACTTGGTCAAACACAATATGTTCCTACATCGGGCGGAGTTAAGACTGCAGGAGCACTGGGACAGGCCTTTTCAGTGATGAACCCGTACTTAACATTAAACTATATTATTCGCTCGGGCCCACCGAACTTCTAAGGTATAAGACATGGCATATACGATTAATAAAACAGACGGAACAATTTTAGCAACAGTGGCCGACGGACAGATAGATACTATCAGTAGTGATCTCACTTTGATAGGTAAAAACTATAGCGGTTTCGGCGAATCTATCAACGAAAATTTTATCAAATTACTGGAAAATTTTTCTAGCACAGCAGCACCAGATAATCCTATTAGAGGCCAAATTTGGTTCGATGTTAATGAACTTAAATTAAAAGTTTATAACGGCAATGCTTTTGTTCCTGTAAGTTCTGCAACTATTTCAAACACACAACCTACAAGTTTAGGTGTTGGTGATTTATGGTTCAATGATGTTGATAAACAGTTATATTTTTATGATGGGTCTAACACTATACTTTTAGGTCCTGATTATTCTCAGAGTCAAGGCCTAAGCGGATTAAAAGTAGCCAATATTTTAGACTCGCTCAATCAAAATCGAGTTATTACTTATTTGTATAATAACGGTATTTTGTTAGGAATATTTTCCAAAGATTCTTTTACTCCTAAGTTGCCTATACAAGGATTCACAGGAGAGATTAATCCAGGATTTAATTCCGGCACATTGTCCGGAATGAAATTTTATGTTACAGCCACTAATGCTGACAGTTTAGGTAATCAACCTGCAAGTTCTTATGTAAGAAATGATACCAACAATATTATCAACGGCGGATTAATTCTTACTTCAAATTTAGGATTGATTATCGGTGATGCAAGTCAAGGTCAATTTAACATTTCTGACGGTAATCTTACAATCGCTAATATTGCGTCTAACAAAGACATTACATTAACAGTAAGACGAGATGTTATTGCTGAACAAGCAATTAAGATTAGATCTTTATCGAGAAAAATAAATCTTTATGAAGGTATACCTGATAGTGAAGTAGATGTTGGCGGGGATCTAATTGTACAGGGAGATCTTACAGTTAATGGTGATTTTGTAACTATCAATACCAGCACATTGACTGTTGAAGATAAAAATATAGTATTAGCCAAGCAAACCAACACTTTACCTACAGACGGAAATGCTGCTGGTGGCGGAGTGATATTACAAGGCGCCACTAGTCATGTGTTCTTATGGCACGATGTTGGTCAAGTAGCAACTTCTAACTCTTCGGAAGCGATTGCCGATGGGTATAACGATGCATGGCCTCAGTTAGCCAGCGGTGCTTGGAACAGTTCGGAACATATCAATTTAGCATCCGGCAAAGAATTTAAGATCAATGGTGTTACAGTTTTATCTAGTACATCGCTTGGTCCTGGTATTACAAGTATTCCTGGCGTAACTAGTTTCGGTGCGCAAACTCAATTTACAGTAGATGATCTGTTTATGGATAACAGTACTATTGAAGTGACTGCTCCTAATACAGATTTGACGTTAGATATTAACGGCACAGGTACCCTTAATTTAAGCAGTAAGAAAATTACCAACGTTGCTAATCCAACTTCTGCTCAAGACGCCG